TTACGTTCAGGTACGCTTACTTATTTGTCCTTATCCTCTCGAAAGAGGATTTTGGAGATAGGTTAGTAACACCTTGAACTCGAACCACTATAAAAGTAGTTTTCTTTTGCAAAAGTTCCTATTACCAAGTTTATCAAGCCCAGCCCGTTAGGGCCTCGGATCTCTCACTTTCGTGGGAATATCTACTCTTCGCACTTGGCGTTAGTTCCATCAGTTATAAAGGGGCCCAGCTATCTCTCTCGAGGTAAGCATCGGACTTTCGTCTACCCCACACCCTTATCAAGCCCAGTACCTTTATTGATTATCAGTACCTCGGTCCGTTTCCGGACTACTCTTCGGAGTGTCAAACTTCTGTTTCAGTAGAGGGTCTCAGCAAATGAAACCCTCACCTCTTACAATTATCTTTTGGATCCCTGTTGCCAGGTGCCTTCTCAACTTCAGAACTCGGTCGAAAGATTCCTTTGAATCTTTGGGTCGAGGTCGAAGTATCTGCCTTACGTTACGTAACAGCATCGTTTTCGAATACATACTACGCAACTCCATCAGGTCGGACTCCTGAAACTTTTCGCCGAAACGGAGGACATTACGTCCCGCCCTTACAGCCATTTCAATTTCCTTTAGATCTATCTTGAGGCCTTGGAAGGCCTGTCGGATTTGATCCCTAATGGTAAAATATGTTAGTCATGCTCTATTATCATCGGGGGACGGTTTATCCGATCCCGGTGGCAATAGTTCATACTCCCACTTAGGCTTTGGAAGGTCTTTCCAGGTAAAACCGGATGTAGACTTAACAAAACGCCGCCAACGGAGTTCAACTGTTTCCAGTATCGTCACGCAGGAGGCGTAAAAATCAAGTATCCCTCTTTCGGTGTTTGCTATGATTGGCTCCAAAGCCGAATTCATCAGCACCCACTGATCAAGGATCACCGGTTTGACCCCAGAAGGTCCAAACCAAGCCAAGGCCAGATTTCTGAGCCTTTTCGGCAAGTGACTTAGGACAGCTAAACGGGATTTAACCCGATAACCATACCCCAACACAGACGTGAAACGGGGGAAAGAGACACCGTATTTACGGGCGAACTCCAATCCCGCCATTCCACTGAAGAAGGCTACGGCCAATTCCGCAAGCGGAACTGGTGAGCAGTCTTCCCCCTGGACAAAGTACCTCTTAGCGAATTCTAGAACCCCATTCCGGGATACCAGGGATTTCGCCAGACCGATACTTACACCCAGGTCTTGCATTAGTTGCAAGTACTGACGGGCCACACGGCCATCAGCAATTACAATATCATCGCCTAATATGGCATAAGATGAGAAGGATCCGATCGACCAACCGACCTTACGGGCGGCGTGGGCGACGAGGAAGTGGTGCGTCAGGGCAAGCATCCCTCAAGAAGAGAGAGCACCCATTGGCTGACCCACGGAATACATGACATGGCTAGGGAGTTTCTCAGTCGCGAATTTTTTCGCCGAAGCTGGGAGCCTATAGCCTCGATTTACCAATATCTCCGATCAGACTCGACCCATTGGATTACCATCTTTGGTTTCGCCCAAAGCATAATTCAATAGGTACGCCTGGAGAGATACAGGCAATCTGTCAGTAGCAGCCGATAGATCGAAAGATCAGAAACGGGTATGACCCCGCTCAATCAATCGCTCTATCGGAGCCAACTGATCATGCGTTCCGTCTGTAGGAAGGCGATCTAGGAGATCAAAGATCCCTAGGTGGAGTGGCTTCATCAGTCACTGAGTCCAGCAATCTACCATTGCAAAGACTCTCACCTTCCCAGCAGCTTCCTGCTTTAATCCGAGACGTCCAATAGAGTGGGGAAAATCCCTAAACAAAGCTCTATCAGGCGACTCCGGATCTATCATAGGTCCAACCGCCACTGCTAACGCCTCTATACGTTTTACGAAGTTCCAATATCGGTCCCTCAGATAGGGGCCCGCTATTGAATCATGGAACTCAGCGAACTGAGTCCAAACTTCGCTATTATATAGAGAGTAGGCAGCCTGCTGTATACCAAGCCAAGAGGTAGAGTATTTAAACCCTTCCCTCTCACTCAGAGCAGCAGTAGACGGACTACTTTTATAAATCATAGCCTTTACAGGATTGTGAAGCTTCTTTTTCAGGTCTCCACGATTTGAGATTCCCACCCAATGGAAGAAAGACTTTATATCTTCCTGCCAGTAGGATTCCTCTCTTATCGGGACTCCAGGAGCAGTAATAGTATTTAACTTTAAGTATCCTTTATACTCTATCACCCGATAAAGGGAGAATAGACTTAATCAGATACGTAAAGCTTTTCTATCACCCGCTCGAATCAACCCTCGCTGGCTGCGAGGTATGATCCGTGGAAGTCCATCAGCCGAACGAGACACCGCGACTTTCAGGCCGCGAGTCCCATCTAACTGCATCCCTCCTACCGCCTGCATTAAAAGCACATTACATGCTTTTAAGTACAGGACCAAACCGGGTCTTCCCGATTTGGCAAGTAAGCGGAAAGCAGCTCTAGTAAAGACTACTGTGGCTCTTGTCCAAGATGGTTTCTTTCCTACCAGGATCAGATCAACGATTCTATTGAACCAGTTGACCCAACCCTTACCAGATTTTACACTGGTAATCCTATTAAAAAGAACCTTAAGTTCTCGTAATTCTCCCGAACGCAACATACTGATTAAGGAATTGTTATTTCTTTTCATATGTGAGTTTGGGACTTTCCAATTGAAGATCCCCTCTGTTAAGCCTACCAATAGGGGTATTAGCCCGTAAGCAGACACAGTCTTGCGACCCAGAGGAACGGTTTACCGTCTCTTAACTTCAATTGAGGTTGAGTGACCTGGGCAGAACCTACTCCCCTTTGGTTATTACACCAAAGAGGTACATCGTCTTGCAATACCCGTGGAATTAGGATAGTTAAAGAACCTTCTAACCTTCAGTTTCCCTCGAGCCCTATGGGCAAGAGGGGCTGCAGGATCCCTTCTAAGGGGGGCCGAAGCCCTAGGAGAAATGAAACTTTATCCGAAGACCAGTTCCACACTCCCAGAATATTGGGTATTATTACGCCAATATTCAGAAAGTTACTCTTCAGGTACGCTGCACTGGTTATTGCTAACACAGCGCAAACGCGCAGGTGGAGGTTTTAACCTGGTTATGGACATGAG